TATAATATCCAAGATGTTGTATTGTTGGAAAAGGTCTATGAAAAGATGTTATCTTGGATTAGAAACCATCCAAACCACAATGGGTTCACAGAGGGTGTTGTATGTCCTAACTGTGGTAGTAGCAGTTTACAGAAAAGAGGTTTTGCTTGCAATACAAATACCGTTTATCAGAGACTTCGTTGCAACTCTTGCGGAAAATGGTCGAGGAGCAACAAAAAGATTCCACAGATGAAAAAGTTACAATCCGCCATCAGCATTTAGGGAGAATTATGGATATTGATAGAATAGCAGAGGTTATGACAGGTAAGATTATAGAGGAAGTTGCCATTACTTATGGTGAAGACACTATGACTATCTTCTTGTCTGACGGCTCGTCTATCGAAATAGTAATAGATTCTATCTATGCAGACATTCCAGAGTTAGATGATTAGTGGTAAAGTCTAATAAAAATAGAAAACAATATAAAGTAATGGAAACCCATTACACAAAGGCTGGTTATCTTAATCAGGATAGATGTGTGTATTGTGGGGACATCCCTGTTGATGTTGACCATGTTCCACCTATATCATGGGCATATGCGTTAGGATATAAACATATGTTAGAAGAGCATAGTGCTCCATTCCTAAAAGTTCCATCTTGCTCTGAATGTAATCAAAAAATATTAAATGACAAAAAACTATTTACATTAAAAGAGCGTAAACAATATGTTGCCGCATCTCTTCGTGAAAACTATAGAAAGTTAAGAGAAAACCCATCTTGGACTATAGATGACATATCAGAGATGGATGGTAGATTAAGAGAGTATGTAGAAAATATGGCTAATTACAGATTACATATTGAAAAAAGAATAGATTGGTCAGAATCAGATTTAAATATTGCATATAAGTATGAGTAAAAGAACTATTACTTTACCAGACGGAAAAGAAACAGATAATTACAGCAAAGAATACCAAAGGTACTGTGAAGCATTAAACCTCTCTAAAAAGCCCTTATGGAAGAGACAAGAATGGTTAGAAAAGTTACAAGACGAACAAAGAGTGGAGAAGCTAAAATACTGGCTAAAATTAATCTGGCAAAGATAAAGTATTATAAAAGATTTTTATTAAATTATTCAAGCCTTTTACACCCTTTGCTATTAACTCTGGTTGTCCTTTATTCAGCTTATATATTGTGTTTACTACTGTTTCAGCTTTCGTAGAATAACCATTTACAATTAATACAAAACAATTAGGATTATTAGATAATGCTTGTAATAATATCTTTTGACCATGAGGCAAACTTTCATTAGGTCTTTTCCATTCTACAAACAAAAACCTACCTTTTCTTTCACAGCACATATCTATATTACATCCTAACCATTTAGGATTAGATTCAATAATACTTTCCATAAAGCCAAAGTCTATATGTTCAGCATCAGGATTACGCATCATGCTCCTATCCTCCTACCTACTATAGTCAACAAGTTATCTATTGCCAATTCTAATTTGTATTCATAAAACTGTGGCTTTTTAGTATTCAGATAACGAGCATAGATAGCTTGTTTTTGGTCTTCTGGTAAGCTGTGTATGACAGCATCAACGGTCTTCACATTATTACTTTCTACTTCCTCATACATCTCATCAAACGCATCATAGCTAGACTCTCCCCCAGATGATATTCCTAAAGACTTGCTAGGGTATCCAAGACGATGATTATCAGACCTCATATATAGCTTCCATTTATCTAACAACTCTAATAGTCTTTGCATATCCATTAATCACCCCAATATACGCTGTTGTAATGACTATTATTATAATTAATATTATAATGGCTAGAGTTAGAATGTTTAGATGTGCCTTGTTCTGATGAACGAGTGAGTGTCCCTTTAATTTTAAATAGTTTCACTATCTTGTCTACAGGATACAGCAATGTAGATAGCAAACAATCATTATGAGATTTAAATAAATAATTCCCATTTCTTCTTAATTTAGTATTTTTAATTAAATTATTCTCTCTCATTACCTTAATCAAGTTTAGCATAGGCTGTCCATCAATTTTAAACATCTTTGACAGTTCGTTAATCGTCATAGCTTTAACATCCAATACATCTAATATGATGTCAATAGCTTCATTACGATTATAGTTTTTACCGTTTAGTTTATATTTATGATTATAGTCATAACTTTTTACGACAAATCTTCTATCTTTACTTTCCATCTATTACTCTCCTTGTAAAATCCCCACAGTTCAATTCGAATACCAGCCTCTCTTACTTTACCAATATTCTCATGTTCTGTCATCTTCTTTCTTCTTGCAGACATATTGCTTTTAGAAGTTACCTGTATGGCTAGTACCTCATCTCTTCTAATAGCAAGAAAGTCTATGAATCCCCATAAGTCATTCTTCTTTTTAGAAAATGTATTATACTTCTCTACATTCTCTACCAAATAACCTTCTTCAGTCAGTCTTTTTCTTGTCGGTATGTTTAGGTTCGTTGGCATCTTTCTTTCCAAATATTTTGTCCCAGTTGTCCTCATACTGCTTACGGTTTGGTATAGGACGAGGTGATGACCCTTTACCCATTACTTTATCTCCTTCTTTATCAAACCTTCTGGTAAATAAATATAATCTTCCATTAAACAAATTGATGATTGGTGCATTGGATAATGCTCTTGTTTATACTTGTTTGCTTCAGCACAATTTGTAAAATGTCCCACATACTCTGGGTTCTTATAATCATTAAATAAATACACAACTAATACAAATTCAAACATAAAAAAAAGAGAAGCATCCCAGTCTTTGGAGAGTAACGCACAGGTTGCCTGCACGATTTAAATGTTGACCAGAATACTTCTCATTAATCCTACAACTTCTATTTTATTCTATTGTTTCTTCGGTGTCTAGGTTAATTTTGTTATCTGGATACATTTTGTATCGCTTACCTGTAATTTCTTTCTCTACTTCAACCCTGATACTTCCATCGCCCTCCTTAAAAAACTGAATGGTAAACCACTCACCCTCTATTGCCATTCGTTTTACTGTCATTCTTACAAACTCCATTTGCTGACAAGGTTCTTCCACACCACCATTTCTTCTTGTCATATGTATTTGCAGGTTGTTTACATTTGTGGCAAACCTGCCCCCCTAGTTTAATCTTCGTCATGCAATGGGTCTTCTATCCACTCGTCAGGCGTAATAGGAGATGACTTTTTTCTTTCCAAATCATCTGCCAAGTCTGTTGCATACCATGCAATTTTACGCAGTTCTTGAGCCCATTCATCTTTATTTCCTAATCTCTGTGAATACTTAATCAGATTACCTTTTACATAATGCTTGTAATCATCACCTAATTTAGCTTTAATAACCTCTATGGTTTCTATCCCACCCACTTTGTAGTGGTCAGGATTAATCATATCTTTCATGACCGCTCCTCTATAATTAACATACCTTTATCATATTCACAAGATAACCCCTTTATCCTTGTGTATACAGCCTCAAAATCCCCTACTCGTGATAATAGCCTATTCTTATGACACACTAACAACTCTGGCTCTTTATCTGTTGATATATAATATTGAAACGATATGCCAATGATTAAAATCAGCATAACACACAATACCAAATAATTCATTATTTTCTTTAGCATAAACTCATTCCTCGTTGTATTCTCCAACTACAGATAAGGGTATAATTACACTTAAATCTATAGGAAAGGAGATTTGTTATGTGGACAAAACCATCAGCAACAGAAATGCGTTTCGGCTTTGAAGTAACAATGTATGTTTGCAATAAGTAATTCATACTAAATAGGGGGAGTTACATCCCCCTAAATAATACTTTCAACTTATTATTAGTGCGTTTCAGCCAATTAATCTCTAGCTTTACTCGCACCATTCCTTTTTTCCCCCTTATACCACCCACCTTAATTGCGTGTTTAGGCAAGTATTGAAGGTTCTCTTTAGGAACACATCTGCTTACATATTTAGAAAGGGATGTCATCTTTCATTTCGCTTACGCTATTCGCACTTGCTCTTTGATTGTTGCCACCATTGTCTTCAGGATATAAGCCTACCAAAACAGAGGTTCTGCTTGGTTCTGATTTAAGTCCTGCAAGATTGATATGCTTGTCAAGCAACGCATACATTCCATTTCCATCATCGTTTTGAAATACTGCACCGATGTTTACATAAGAGTTCTTATCTTCTCCCTCTTTGTTTTTGTAACTTCCGTTAACAACGGATAAGTTGTATAACTTTTTAGCCATTATTGTTTCTCCTTTATAAATTTAATGGTGTCCTCAACTTCTGTTAAGAACTTTATTACTTCATCTTCAAGTAATTTGATTTGCTTATCATCCCATTCTAATCTAATCACCACCATCTTTAGTTCATCAGGGAATGATGGGCAATACGATACATAATCACACCACTTTCTTTTACCTCCATAACAAGCCATTTGCCAAAACATCTGTAGCTTGTAGTTATCAGGTATCTGTCGTGAGATTAATGTTTCTGTGTGGTTATGAGGTTGTCTGCATTTTATTTCAATCAAACCATCAGTTCCCACTATTCCATCTGGACTCGCCCCAGCCATATCTATGCTTGGGTGGTCTATAAATCCTACTTCTTCTACATCATTGTATTTAAATACATAGAAATTTCTTGCCTCATCTTCATAATCTATACCATGTTGCATGGCTTGATTTACAAAAGTTTCTGTAGCATTTCCTGTTAATCGCTCTGTTACTAGCCTTAATCGATAATTTCTACGATACGCTGATTCGCCTGTTCTCGTTGTAGCAACGATATTAGATAAGTTAGAGGCGGTTACCTTGCCTAACCTAGCTTTAAACCATTCTTCACTTCTCTGTTGCATCTTTACTCTCCTTATAAACTTTTTTGTATTCTTCTTTTAAATAATAAATTGCATCTTGTAAACAGTCTAATTTAATTACATGATGAGCATTATTATAATCCTTACTATATTTTGGT